CGTAAAGGAAGATTTGGACGCATTGTTTGACTATGTGAACAAAGCGGGCAAAGAATGAGAGTAAAGCAACCCGAAATATTCGACCCGAAAAGGGAGTACAAGCCCGGCGAACGTGCCATTTACAAAGGCATGGTTATTATTGCCGAGATATGGACGAAAGCCGCCCAAAGGTTAGCAGACGACCCCGGAACCCTGTTTTGCCAACGGTGCGCCCGTTGCAAGATAGACCGGGACGTTTGCACCAGGGCGCATTTGCAATGCGATAAGTACAACAGAACCGACCGAAAAACGATATTTTGGCGGTTGGCATATCCGAAAACAGTAAGAACGAATAAAAAATTAGAGCGATGACAGAAAGTAAGTTAAACCCGTTTGATGCGGAATTGTTGGTTATGATTGGCGATATTGCCAAAAGCCAACCGGAGGTCGAGGAAAAACCCGACCGTTACGAAATCACGGTTGACACAACCGAGATACAGGGAAACGCAATTGAAGCACTAAAACAGGCAGTCGCCGGACGATTGGGGAAACGCTTGTTAGTTACCCACACGTTAGACGCCGCCGTTATTTTCAACGTCGAGTACGACCCGACGGAATACCCGGAACAAATCCGCACCCGGTTAGTTGAGCCGGACGCCACGGCGGGAACCCGATATTGCCGCACGTTGTTAGAAGTTGACGCAATACAGGTACGCCGGGACAATTTGGACGACCTGTTGAGATTTACCGGAGGCGGAACCATGACAATACCGAGAACCCCGAACGGGCGGGCGGTTTATTCGTTCCCGGACGGCAACGGCATTTTCATTGACGCCCCGGAAACGTACTACATTGTCCGGGAGCCGGACGGACGATTGACAACCCGCCCGGAAAGAGAGTTTAACCGGGAGTTTGAGCCGAAAGGCGTAAGCGTACCGAAAGACCCGGCGATAAGGGATGCG